CGGGGCTTCGTAAAGGAACGCGCCAGCGCCGATGGTAACGAACGCGAATAGAGCCAGCCAAACCAACTCTCGCGGATCGGTTGGATCTGGTGTTCTCATATGTTGACTTTCTTGTTTGTAAGACATATAATTTCGCCCACTCACCCACGCCGGATGTCCCGTTCGAGATCTTCGATCTGTGCCTCGATGTCGTCCCGGACCTCCTCGATACGTTCCTCAACCGCATCCACGACATCATCCTCCATCTTGTCCAAGTCGCGGACGTTGACTTCGACCGGCCCCACACTGGCGTCGATGTCCGCTGGGCGCGGGTCGACGGACGTCTCGACTGTCGTTGTGGTGGTTCTCGATGATGGGCGAGGGGACGTTTGGGTCCCCGAACTGCTCCCTCCCCCGCCATCACCACCGCCACCAGAGCTATCCGAAGACCACGGGTTGATATCATTCGCGAACTTTTGCGCACCCTCGGCTGTCTCGCCAGCCCACTCATTCGCGCCATCAGCGGTCTTGCCCGCCCAGGACCAGATGTTTCCATCTCCACCGTCATCGGGCTGTTTAATATATGGCTCCTCACCGACCTGCGGCTGCTTCACTTCTTCAGTTCCCGTGGTCACTTCCACCGAGATCTCGATCGGGTCGACGTCCTCAACCTCGAGCGGATCGACCTCTTCGACCTCGAGCGGCGACGGATCGTCAACCTCGAACGGGTCGGGGTTCTCGACGCCCAGCGGCGACGGATCTTCGACACCGAGTGGCGACGGGTCCTCCACCGCATACGGCTCGTCCGGGTGGTCGATGTCGTACGGATCCTCCGGGTGATCTAACTCGTAGGGTTCCTCTGGATGGTCGACGTCGTACGGCTCTTCGGGGCCGTCGACCTCGAGCGGCGTCCAGTCTGGTTTCTCAACCTCGACGCTCGAGCCACCGATCGCCGATCCAACAGCGGAGCCGACCGCAGCCCCGATACCTGTAGCAACCCCGCTACCGATACCACCAGCAGCGCCGCCGGCTCCGCCGAGGAGGCCACCGATCGCGCCGCCGCCGAGCAGTTCACCGAGCATCCCACCGCCGTCGCCCCCGACCTTGTCCTCGATGTCCTCGAGGTAGACCACTGCCTCTTCGAGGTAGTCGGTCCGCTCGCGGGCCCAGCGGTACTCGCGGCGTGCACGCCGACGTTGACGCCCACCACCACGGCCGCCGCCTGCAGCCTGGGCCGACGCCGACCCACCGTCTGTAACCCCGACCTCGGTCGTGCCGATCTCGGACTCGATCTGCTGGCGAGCGTTTCGCAACTCACTCGAGGGAATCTCGATCGAGAGTTGTGCTTCAGTATCGAAACTCATAGTCTGGGTCGTGTGGCCGCGTAGGCGTCAAGCAGTTTCAGGTATTCGAGCGGCACCTCCATGACGTCCGTATAGCTCATTCCGTGGGCGAGTCCGACGACGATGTAGTAGTCGAGTCGGGGTCGCCCGTCGAGGTCTCCGACGCCCCGGTCGTGGTCTCTGTCGAGGACGTCGAGGATCCGTTTCCCGACTCGGTCGATACACCGAGCCCGTTGGCCTTTGCCTCGAGCCACTCGACGAACGCCGGATGAGCGCTGGAGAGTGCGGAGAACGTCTCCGAAAGTCCATCGTCGGGATCGGCGTACGGAGCGCTGACCGTGCTGGCGGCGACGAACCACAACCGCATCTCCTTGCGGCCGGCGTCGTCGGGTGCCTCGCGGTGCATCATGGCCTCTTCTCCGGCGGTCATCGAACCGAGTTCGATCTCGGTGTCGCCTCCCCAGCCTTCCTCGTCGCGCTGCCAGCGCACCCCGTTCTCAAGGTAGCTGACGCGATTACGTCGGGCCTTGATGGCTGAATAGTCGTCTGTCCCCTGCTCCAGGCCCTCGAGGTCCTCCCCGAGCGTGTCCATCCGGTCGTCCAGTTCCGCGATCGCGCCGTCCAGTGTGTAGGTTTCAGTTGTGAGCATGGGTTAGGCAGTGGTCGTCGTTGCAGACACGTCGGTAACGTGGTAGTCGATCGGTTCGGAGAGGTCCGCGTCCGGTGCGACGAGGTCGGACCAAGAGTACGATCCGCCGGGCTGACAGTCGGTGAGGGAGTAGTCGATGGTCGTTCCCTGGCCGTTCTCGAGTGCGAACGTCGCCGGAACCTTTCCGACCGGCCCCTCTCGAGAGTTGTCGACCGCCAGCGCGAGTTGGTCGCGCTCGGTGAACGTCGAGTCCGTCGAGAACGACGGCTCGATTGCGTCGACGACCGCGTCGAACGGGTGTCGATCCTGACCACGACGGAACCGCGCCAGTCCCGACAGCGAGAGCGTCGCCGACTGCATGAGGGGCTGGTTGAGGCCGTCGACCTCGAACGACGCTCCGTGCCAGCTGAAGACGTCCTCGTCGGACGGCTGCTGGATCGTGCCGGGTGCCGCGATGTCGTTCGGCTCGTCCCCGTAGAGGATCGTCAGTTCAACCGTGATGTTGCTCCCCTGCTCGTAGTTGACTGTCGCCTCCTGGACGACCGCGCCCGTCGGTGTGCGGGACTCGGTCGTCCCGTCGGGCATATCGACGGCGAGGTACCACGTCGACGACGGCGCTCGCATCGGCGAGTTCGGCAGTGCGGTCCCGCCGTCGGCGAAGACGAGATCATGGAAGTTGTCGTCCGTCAGTTCGAACGACACTGAGAGAGCACCCTCCCAGTTGCCTTCGCGAGAGCCTGCCGGCGTCGGGTCGTTCGGGTGGCGGACGCGCTCGAGTGCTTGCTCGACGCTCAGATCTCCTACGGTGACGTTCATGCCGGGCTGATACCACGTCGGTTCAGCGACCGGTCCGGAACCATAACTATCCTCGACGGTGTACGCGACCGTTGCCGATCCCGCGCCCGTCATTCGCCATCACCGACATGCAGCTTGACTTTCATCTCGCACCGTTCGACACGGTCGACGCCGAGCCGATCCTCAATTTGCTCTTTGGCGCCTGGGAACGCGACCCAGACATCGAGGATGTGGGGGAGGCCATCACCACCGCTTGCGAGCGTCGGCGCCTCTACGTCGATGTCGACGCCGAAAATGCCCTCGAGGTGTGTTTCGAGGTCCCCTTGGAGAGCCTCGAGCGATTCCGCTGTCGTTTCGATGTTGCCTGTGAAATCTGTCATGGTAAACTCTCGTAGCCTCGGAAGGCGAAGTCGCCCTGCCACCTGTAGAAGTCGCGGTACTCTGCGGACTGTGGGTCGTTGGACGTCGGGATCAGGTCGTGATACGACGTGTTCGGAACACCGGGATCGGGGTATGCCCGCGTGTCAGAGGCGAGTAGCGTGCGACGGATCTTGCGGACGAGCTCCGTGAACGGGATGCCGTTCTCGCCGTCCGGATCGACATGGCCGTGAAGCCCGCCCTGGGACGTCATCCCCTCGACGGTCAGGCCAACAACCGTCTCGATTTTGAGGTTGTACTCCGTCCCGGCGGGATCCTCCGCCCGATCGGCTAGCGTCGCACCGACGAAGACGCCGCTCTTGAGGTCCTCCTTGCGCTTGTGCATCGGCTCGTTGAAGTCCAGCGAGCCACCACCCTCGTAGACGCTACTGTCGTCGCGGTTGACCCGCTTGAGCGCGACCGGGTTGTCGTTACGGTTCGTGTAGCTATTCGCGACGTCGTCGACGACGCTGCCCAGCTGCTCGAGGACCCAGTTGACTTCCGTTGTCATGATTCGAACCTCCGACGGACGTAGTTCAGCGAGTCGCGGATGAATCGGGACTCGGGCAGCCCCGACGGTTCAGTTTCGGGCAGGAACACGCGCCACCCCTCGCCTTCGCGATCGTACTCCTCACGTACCCACTGCGGCGGGTCCTCCCAGATGAACGAGAGGACGTCTGCGTTCCGCGCCTGGACGACGTGGTCGACGGTCCCTCGCTCGAAGAAGATCGCCGGCTCGGGCCACCCCCAGCGTACGAGGACGCGACCCTTACGCCTCTCGACTCGGGTCTCGCCGGCCTCGATGATCGTACCGACGTCGTAGTCGTGGCGCTGGCCGTACGCCTCGAGGAGATCGTGGGCATGGGCCTGGACCTCCGGCGCGATCACGTCGCGGGCTCGCTGCTCGACGTCATCCAGGAGCGCCTCCTGGAGGTCGGCCTCGAAATCGGATGCGAGCTCCATCAGCGGTAGACCTCGAGGAGTTCTTCGGCCGCCGATTCCATCGCCTGCTTCTTGCTCTCGGGGTTGACCAACTGGCCGTTGTCAGGGATCCCCAGCGCGGCCTCGTCGTCGATCAACAGCTTCGCACAGGCTCGCATCGCGACGGCCTTGCGGACGGTGTCTGGGATCCCCTCGTGACCGTAGTCGAAGGTGACGTAGACGGCGTTCGAGTACGAGTCGAGCAGCGGCTCGTCGTCCTCGTTGAGCAGGTTCTCGACGTCGAGGTATAGCTGTGAGACGCCCCCGTTGTTGATCCGGAGGTAGTAGTCATCCCCGAGTGCATCAGGCCACGTGCCGCCGCTGTACTCGCTGCTCCCGGCCCAGTCCTCGTAACCTTCCGGCGTCCGGACGAGCAACTCCGTGATAGACTCGGCGTCGCGACGGTCCAGTTCGATCCGAGTGTACGAACCTTGCCACGTTTTCGGCGTCGTCGGTTCACCAACGAGGTGGGCCCCGCCGGTCGGGATGTCCTCCTCGTCGTCTCGAGTCTTCGGCCCGGTCGGGAGTAGTTCGTGGGTATCCTCGTCAGGCCGCGTTGAGACGTACCAGTGGCGCGAGAGGCTTTTCTCGAGCCACTCGGTCTGGGCCGTGATCGCGTCGACGACGATCTCGTTGTCCTTCGACACGAGTTCGCCGGTCAGTTCGCCCTCCTGCTTCGCTCGACGGACGTCGTCGACGGTACAGTAGCCAGTAGGCATTTAGATCACTCCGGGTTCGCCCGGACTTCTGCCGAGTAGGTGACGCCGTTGCTCGAGGTGATCGAGACCGCCTCGCACTGCAGGACGTCGACGGTGTAGGACTGGGTCTCCGAGAGAGTCCGCTGGTCGGCCTCGTACGTTCCAGCAGCGCCCTCGAATTTGATCGTCAACGTGTCATCGGCCGATCCTTCGAGATCCTCGAGGGCAACACAGACCACGGGCGATCGATACTTCGAGACGATCGACGAGACGGCCTCGCCGGCCGTGAGGCTCTCGGAGTCGGCGAGAACTTCGCTTGCATACCAAGCAGGCATGCGTTACCCCTCGATCTCGGCACGGCGGACGCCGAGCGCGTCGTAGACGCCGGCGCGATCCTTGCCGTCCTCTTCGTTCTCACGAAGCGTCTCGAGGTGGTCGTCCCACTCGCCGGTCTCGAGCTCGGCCTCGATCTCGTCGATGGTGAACTCACCGGGCGCGGTGACAACCGAGTCCTTCGTTTCGTCCTCGGTCTCGTCTTCGGCTTCTGCTTCGTCGCCGGTGAGATCATCTGGCGTGGGAAGCTCTTCGGCATCCTCCGCGCCGTCGACGTACTCGAAGCTGCCGACGTCGACGACCAGGTGCTCGGCCAAGCCTGCAGAGACCTCGCCCACGTCACCGGGCTCGAAGGTCACACCGCCGGTTCGATAGCGACCGCCCTCGTCAGTGTAGCGTACTGTTTCCATGGACGATCACCTTAGACGGCCGTTGTGCTGAGCGAGACGATTCCGGTGCCTGCCTCGTAGCCCCGGTACTCGTCCGCAGTCGTGTTGTACCACATCTCGCCGCCCTCGAGAAGCGCCACGGCAGGATCGGACGAGAGACGGGTAATAATTCGATTCTCCTCGAGTGCGGTTCGGACTTCTTCGTTAGTAGTAGTCATCGTCGACCTCGTTAGGCCTCGATGCCCGTGGTGAGGACCGCTGCCTCTTCGTCCTCGATCGCGAAGTCGTCACGAACCCGCATGAAGTAGCGAGCGAAGAGGTCGTTCTCGGCGACCTTGTCCGTCTCGGTGAGGACGCGAATCTCGACCTCGTCGTAGAGGGCGTAGACGAAGTTCTGCGGGTGCGTGAAGACGGCCGTGTCCTCGGGCCACGCAGCGACGCCGACGACGTCGTACGAGAACGGCGTAATGTCCTCGTCGCCGAAGATGACGGCCGAGCCCAGCGGATCCTCACGCTCGGTCAGCGCCATCCGGTACTGCTGGACCTTGTTCTCGTTCATGTAGACCACGGGCTCGAACCGATCCGAGCGCAGGTACTTGTTCGGCATCGCCTGGATCGCCTGGTCGAACAGCGACGTGTCGACCGGCTGGGCGTTGCCGTTGTCGTCCGTGTGGTCGTACGTGCTGGTGTCGGTGGAGTTCGAGAGGATCTTCAGCCAGCCGTCGTTCTGGTTGAGGAAGTTGTCCCCGCTGGACTCGTCACCGTTGATCCCGAGGTCCTGCGTGTCGACTGCGAACTGTCGGGCCAGCATGTCCAGGACGATCTCGTCGACGTTGTCGAGCGTGTCGTCGACGGACTCTCGAGAGAGGTCGTACGCGAGCGTCCCCTTCTCGACGTCGAGGCTGACGGCGTCGGTGTTGACTTCTCCCGAGCCGCTGTCACCCTCGTTTTCGTCGGCGCCGCGTCGCATGCGCTCGCCGACGCTGATGCGGGGCAGGTCCATCTGCGGCCGCGGGAGGTCCTCCGTGCGGGCCCCCTCGAGCATGGTCGCCGAGTCGACGACCTTCTGGTACCAGTCCTCGAAGAGATCCCGCGGCAGGACGCCACCGGCCATGTCGGTCGTGTCGAGCTTTTCGACTGCCTTCTCGTTCTGCGTTCGGGTAGCGTGAATCGTCATCGTTAGTTACCTCGAGCCTTCCGCGGGTCCAGCGTGAAGCCGCCGCCCTTCTCGCTCTCTTCGCTCTCGACCTTCCCGATCTGCTGCGAGTCGGTACCGGTCTGCTTCGAGATCGCGTCGATGCGCGCCTCGAGGCTCTTCGCCCACTCGGGCTTGTCTTCGCCGTCGTCGTCGAGCGCCTTCTCCTCGATCTCGTTGATGCGTTCGTCGAGGTTCTTCGCCCACTCGGGGGCATCAGCCATCGGGGCGTCGCCGGCGCCGGCGTCTTTCTCCTCGCTCTCGAGGTCGTCGATACGGTCGTTGAGAGCCTTCGCCCATTCAGGAGCGTCGGCCATCGGGTTGTCGTCGTTAGTCATGTCAGTAGAGTCTGTGTCGTCCGGCGTCTCGCCGCCGGCAGCGGATTCAAAAGGCGGTCCGTCCGTCCCTGCGCTGTCTTCCTCTTCGTCCTCATCGGGATCCGGCCAGTCTCGAGCGGTGTGCTCGGAGAGGTCGAAGGACGTATCCTCGCGATCGGTGAAGCGCGTAATCCCGTGATCGACGCCGGCGTCCTCGAGGACGTCCGCCGATGCGTCGATCGCCGCGAACAGGTTATCGCGGTTGCGGGTCGAGAGTGTGCGGCCCTCTTTGGCGATCGAGTTCACCTGCAGACCGGACGCGCCAAACATGGTCTTCGCTGCCTTCGCGTTCAGCGTGTCCATCTGCTCGACGGTGTTCCCTGTCGCTTGCTCGAGGTCGCTAACACTTCCGTAGATGCTGACGTGTGGCTCGTCCAACTGATCTGGGAAGACTTCGTTCCGCCAGTCGACGTACACGTCGCTCTTTGGGAAGTCGACGCCGATCCCAAGGACCTCGTCCTCGTAGTTTTCGGCCTCGTCCTCGGGAGCGGTGACGCGGAAGACATCTGCCTCGAAGTCGTCTGCATCTTTCTCGGCGCCGCGACCGTGGTCCGGGGCCTCGGACGTCTTCGTCGGAGTGTCGTCATCGGACCCGGCGCCTGGGAAGGCGTTGAAAGCAGCCTTCCCGATCCGCTCGAAAAAGGACTGCTTCCCTGGCTCGCCCGACCCCTCAACGTCGATCGCACTGTTGAGGGTCTCCCAGAGCTGATCGGCGTCGTCTTCCGACCAGTCTGGATTGCGTTCGAGGGCTTCCTCGACGAACCCATCGCGGTTGCCGAGGTGATCGGCTAGCCGCTTCTCGGCCTCAGCCTTCGTCTCGAGGACTTGCGCGTCGGGGACGGCAGGGATGTCGACGCTCGAGACCTCGCGGATGGTGCCGCCGGCCAATTCCCAGACGAGTTCCTCTTCATCGATCTCGTCGGGGACGTCGACGTCCTCGAGCTCCTCTTGCTCGTACGGGCCGCCCCACTGAACCGCGATCGCGCCGATGGAGAACGCCCCGAGGATGTCGTCCTTGACGAGTTGCCAGAGGTCGTCGTCGTTGAACTTCCACGACTGGATCCACGCGCCGGCCGGGGCCTCCTTGCCGCCGATCTCGGTCGCTTCGTCGAGGACCTCGTTCCGCTCGAGTTCCATCCAGTCGGAGGGCCAGACGGCGTGCATGAGGCCGCCGTCGGCCTGCCCGACCTCCATGAAGTCGCCGAACTGGTCGGCGAACCCGCGAATGGTGTCCTCGCGGGCGAAGTCGAACTGCAGGTCGACCTTGTCCGGCACCATCACGATGCCGGTGGCGATCTGCTCGTCGTCGTCCTTCGCGACGAAGTCGACGCGCTTGGTGAGCTGTTCGTCCTTCTTGTCCGTCATGTGTCAGTCCTCCTGTTCGTCATCGTCGTCGGCGTCCGCGTCGGCGTCCTCGAGTTTCCGGGCTCGACCGGTGGAGAGGACGCCACGCTTCTCGCCGCGCTGTTTGTCGCTGTTGGTCATCGTGAGAATGTCCCGGTCGGGCCTCGCTCGCACGGGGAGTCGGGGAGCTCCCGTGCTCACGGTCATCGGCATCAGCAGTTCGCGTCAGCTGCTACAGTGGGATGTCGTCGGGGATGTCCCCCGATCCGGGACTTGGCCCCTCCGGGAGACGATCGTGGTTGTTCGTGATCTCGAGATAGCCGTACTCGAGGCGGATGTTGTCGTAGTGGTAGCTGCCGTGACTCGAGGCGCTGGTGAGCGCCTCCCAGACGGCTGCCGGGACATCAACGTAGACGTACTGGGAGTTCTGGCCCTCGTCACGCTTGAACGACAGATAGAGTTCCCGCTCCCCAAAGTCGTAGAGCCCCTCATTCAGATTCGAGCTGCTGAACTGCGTTTGTTCGAGCGGGTCCTTTGTCGCGACGCCGTCGACGACGTCCAGGTCAGCCTCGACATCGGTCCAGTCGCGCCCGCCGATCTTGTTCTCCTCTGGCGGGAGTTGGTCCTCGAGCGATGGTTCGTCTACCCCAGGCGGCCCCTGACGGCCGCCGGGTTCCGCGAGCAGGGTGTTGCCGTCAGTGGGATGGTCGTCGGGCAGCGGATCCCAGCCAGCGGCCTCTCGAGCCTCGTCGATCGTGACCGCCCGGCCCGCAGCGTCGACGCGGTTCCGGGCCACTCGAGCGTTCTTCTCGGGTCGGCCAGCGCCACGGAGTTCGAACTGGATCGTCCAGTCGTCGACGCCGAGTGCGGTCTGGTGGAGGATCTTGTAGAGACGGGCCTCGAACTTTTTCTGCTCGGGTGCGATGACGTCCTCGGCGAACTCGCGGACCTGCTCTTTCGAGTTCGACCGGTTCGAGGTGTCCGTGACGTTGATCAGGATCGGCGGCACCTCGTGAACCTTCGCGATCTCGTGTTCGTTGCGTTCACGGAACTTCTGGAACTCCATGTCGAGATCGTCGCGAGAGCCGACCGGCTCCAGTTCGATCTCGACGTCGTTGCCGTCCTCGTCGTTCAGGTCCGTTTTCTGCTCGAACTCCTCGACCTCGAGGATCGCCGTCCGGTAGCGGGTTCCCTTCAGGTTGTCCATCAGGTCCCGGAGTTCGTCCTTCGAGTCCTCCGTGAGCGTCCCACCTGTGACCTTCACGACGTAGTAGGGGATGCCGTGGTGGTCGAAGAGGTCGTGGTTCCACTCCTTCGCCGCCTGGTCGGCCCCCATCGTCTGCATGGCCGCGACCCAGTCGGGGATCCCGTAGTACAGCGACAGCGGCGACGGGTTCTGGATGAAGATGAGTTCATTCGCGGGATCGTTCTTGAGTTCTTTTGCGCTCGAGGCAGTCTTCCCGGTCTCCCTGTCGACGAAGATCGGATCGTCGCCGTAGCGGTCGACAGCCTCACCGAAGTAGCGTCGGCGGCCCTGGCGGACTTGGAGGTAGCCGTGGCCGCTCTGGATGACCTCCTTCTCTTCCCCGTCCTCGGTCTCGATCTTCTTCGTCGTCTTCCGCACCCGGACCGTCGTTGCCGGGACGTGTGCCAACCCGATCGGCGTGCCGTCGCCCTCGGCGAGGATCTCGAGTGCAGCCCAGCCGACCCCGTGGTAGTCCTGTCGAGCGAGTTCGAGGACTTCCTCCGGCGTCGATGCGGCTGTCCCCTGGGGCCCGATCTGCCAGCTCGAGGTGGCTCCGTGCCAGAGCGTCTCGACGGCATCGTGATCCTCGCCATCTGGATCCGGGTCATCTGCCTGCGGGTGGGGCACGATATCGAAGCCATAGCCGACCTCGTACCGAGACTTCTTCCGAACGCAAGCCTGGTGGGTCTCGTTGATCTCTTGGAAGGCAGCCAGCGTCTCGGGGTTGTACGGCGGCTGGATCCCCAGGCCAGCGTCGATCGCGATCCGACGCTCGTCGAGTTGCGTCGTCTCGCGGGCCTTGTCCATCGTCTCCCCGTTGCCGAGTGTGTCGACTGAGAGCGATACTTCAGAGGTCTCCTGCGTCTCGTCGGTTATGTCGTCGCTACTCATGATTTGTCTGGTAGATTAGAGGTAACTGACACCGCTGCCACCGTCGTCCTGCTCGTCATCATCTTCATCGCCGGCGTCGCGATCGTCGACGTCGTCGAGCGCACCCATCGACTCGAGCCGGCGGAACCCTTTCTCGGCCATGTACCAGCTGGCGATGAGGTCCGGCGTGTGGCCGTGCATCTTCCCATCCCGACGCTCGAGGCTCTGCATCGCCGTGATGAAGTCCTCAGTCGGTCGGTGACCGCGGTGGAAGAGGATGTAGCCGTTGTCGACGAGCGTTCGGATGCGAGGGATGCCGTTCTCCCAGCTGTGTTTCTGTCCAGATGTCGTCAGCCCAGTCACCTTCGCCGCCAGCTGGGCGTCGAACTCGATCGCGTCCTCGGCGACGTAGGACTGCATCCCGTTGTCCTCGATCACGATCAGTGCCGGGTCGTACCGCCGATCGAACTCGAGGAGCTGATGTTTGACCTCGCTGGGTTTCATCCCCGCCTCGGTGTGGGCGTCCAGGAGGCGACGTCGACCGTCGCGCTGGAGCAGCCAGACCGAGAAGGCAGCGTCGTCGCCGGTCGGCGAGTTCGCCGGGTCGTGGCCCAGGATGATCGCCTCGCCGGGGCCGGCGCGGTACTTCGGCGGTGGGTCGCGATCGTCGATCGAACAGCCACCCTCCGCGGCCGGCTTCCGGACGTCGGTCGCCTCGATCAGGTTCCCGCTCGAGCCCATGATGACGAGGCAGTACTCTCGCCAGAACCGGTGGTCGGCCATCTGGGACCGTTTGTTCTCGAGCCATTGGGGGCCTCGAGCCTCCGGCCAGAGTACCTGGAGCGTCTCGCCCTCGTTCCACGGGTCTTCGACCTCGGTGTAGAGCTCGGGATCGGGCCGGCGATCCTGCCAGTCGTCGTCGGCGCCGAACTGCTGGTCCCAGAAGTCGAGGATCGCGGGATACTCGTCGAACTCGTAGCCCTCGAGCGACCGATAGTCGTTGTAGATATCGGCCGGTCGCTTCCGGGTCCCGATCATGACGGTCCGACCA